GCTGATGCACAAGCTAGAGCAGAAGCTCAAGCACAAGCCGATGCACAGGCTGCTGCTGATGCACAGGCTGCTGCTGATGCACAGGCTAGTGAAAGTACAGCTACAACCACTGCTGATGAAACAGCTACTGATTCTAGTGGAACTGCTACTAATGGCACATCAACAGAAGGAACTGCTACTGATGGCACATCAACAGGTACTGGTACAGGCGTTGGCACAGGTACTGGTACTGGCTCTGGTAGCGGCTCTGGCAGCGGTTCAGGGACAGGCTCTGGGTCAGGCTCTGGTGGAGGAACAGGAATGTTTGGAGGCAGGGGAATAACTGACTTAGTATTTAGCGACTACGTTAAACGATATGAAGCACCAGAGTTACAAAAACGTGTGTTACCTCTACAGGGTTACCAAGCACCGCAACAACAAGGTATGCTAACAGGTTCTGATAGAGCAGTTAATGTTGCAGATCAAATTAGAAATGTAGGTTCTTTTGGCGCTTTATCACAAGATCAAGTAAGAGGTAACTTAATGCAAGGCTACAATGATGAACTGTTTACTGAAGCCGTAATGCAGAATTTATATAGGAATAATCAGTAATGGCTACAACGTACCTAAGTTTAATGAATAATGTACTCAGGAGGCTCAGAGAAGACGAAGTATCTGAGGTTACCCAGACTACTTATTCTAAGATGGTAGGCGACTACATCAATGATGCAAAGACCTTAGTTCAGGACTCACATGATTGGTCTACCTTACGCAAGACTGTAGTTGTACCTACAGTAGAAGATATTACAGAATATAGCTTGACAGGAGCAGGAGAACGTGTTAAGCTCTACAGTGCCATCAATGATACCTCAAACTTCTTTATGCACTATGAAACACCTAATTGGTTTAGCAATGCTTATTACATTTCAGGTGAGGTTACAGGCACCCCTGACTCCTACACGTTTAGTGGTGTAGATGATAATGACGATACTAAAGTAAGAGTATTCCCTAAGCCTAGTGGTGTATTCTCATTACGCTTTGATGTGTGCTCAAGAGAACCTGATTTAACTTCTGATGCTTCTACTACAGTACTACCAGCAATGCCTATTATACACCAAGCTGTAGCTTTACTTGCTAGAGAACGTGGTGAGACAGGTGGTACTTCTACACAAGATTATTTTATCATTGCTGACAAATATCTTAGTGATGCTATTGCACAGGATGCGTATAAGAATCCTGAAGAATTTATCTACACGGTGCAATAATGGCACAGCAAAGACAGAACATATACATTGGTGCTCCAGGATTTAGAGGTCTTAATACTCAGGATGCTCCTGTAGGTCAAGATGCGTCCTTTGCTTCTATAGCAGAGAATGCAGTAATTGACAGCTTTGGACGCATAGGATCTAGGAAAGGTGTAAAGGTAGTTACTACAAGTGCTACTCCTTTAGGGACCAGTGATGGCATAGAGCAGATTTTTGAGTACACTAAAAGAGATGGCACTCTGATTGTATTTTCTGCTGGTAACAATAACATATTTACAGGTACTACTACCCTAGCAGCAGTAACGCTTCCGGGTGGTTACTCTATTACAGCAAACAACTGGAAGATAGTCAGCTTTAACAATGACATTTACTTCTTCCAAGCTGGACATGCAGCCCTAGTAAGTGTTGCAGGCAGTACTACTCTTATAGCAGTGTCTGACAGTGCTCACGCAGCACCAGCAGGTAATGAAGTTATAGCTTCCTTTGGTAGACTATGGGCAGCGGATGTTGTCAATAATAATTATACTGTTTATTGGTCTAACTTACTTGAAGGAGCTAACTGGCATGGTGGCTCATCAGGCTCACTAGACTTAACTACTGTCTGGCCTACAGGGTACGATGAAGTAACTGCCTTAGCTGAGTTCAATGACTTTCTAGTTATATTTGGTAAGCGCAGCATCCTACTGTACTCTGGTGCTTCATCTCCTTCTACTATGACACTACAGGACAGTATAACAAACATAGGCTGCATTGCTAGAGACAGTGTGCAGTCTACAGGATCAGACCTAGTGTTTTTATCACACACAGGTGTAATGAGCTTAGGTAGACTGATACAAGAAAAGTCTAATCCTATAGGCAGTGTATCTAAGAATGTCAGAGATGAAGTAGTAAGTAATGAGTTACTTGAGACAGGTAATGTTAAGTCTGTCTACAGTGCAGAGAATGCACTATACCTGCTAATCATGCCAAACAATAACCTTGTCTATGCTTTTGATATGCGAGGTAAGCTAGAGGACGGAAGCAACCGTGTAACTACATGGCCTTTCACTGGTATCCTGTGTGCCTCTAGGGCAGAGAGTGATGGCACCTTGTACTTAGGTGTTAAGACTGGTATAGCAGAGTACGAAGGATATACAGATACTTCCGGTGTGTACACCATGAAGTACTACACACAGCCATTGGCATTTGATGACCCATCTAGGGTTAAGATGTTAAAGGAGATTAACTTAACAATTATAGGTGGCTCTGGTAGCTCAGTAGTTGCTAACTGGGGTTATGACTATACACAAAGCTACAACAAGCAACTGTTTGAAGTAGACACTACATTTATCTCAGAGTACGGTATATCTGAGTACAACGTAGCAACATCAGAATATAGCTCTGGTATCATCGTAGGTATCCAGAAGTTAAAAACAACAGGCTCAGGTAAAGTAGTTACTATTGGTATAGATGCTACTATAGATGGTAAAGCATTCTCAATCCAAGAACTAAACACAGAAGCTATTATAGGTAGACTAATTTAATGAGTAATTATACAAAGACTACAAACTTTGCAGCTAAGGATTCCCTACCTTCAGGTAATGCTGCTAAGATTGTTAAAGGCGCAGAGATTGATACAGAGTTCAATAACATTGCTACTGCATCAGCCACTAAAGCAAATGCAAACAATGCTGCACTTACAGGTACTACTGTATTTGAAACACTATCCGATGGCACCATTGGTGTCACAGGTTGGGTAGATGAAGACAACATGTCCTCAGACAGTGCTGTACTTATACCTACACAGCAGTCTGTTAAAGCCTATGTAGACTCACAGGTTACTGCACAGGATCTTGATGTAACTGATGGCTCCAATAGTATTGACATTGACTTGGACTCTGAGTCTCTAGGTATCTTAGGTGGCACAGGTATTGACTCTACTGCCTCTGGTACTGGTGTTACTCTAGCCATTGACAGTACTGTAACTACGCTCACAGGCACACAGACGCTCTCTAACAAGACTTTGACTACACCTGTTATATCTGGTGCCTTAACTACTAATAGCACCATAGACGGACGTGACGTAGCTGTAGACGGCACTAAGCTAGATGGGATAGAGTCAGGTGCTACTGCTGACCAGACTGCTGCTGAGATTAAGACTGCCTATGAGTCCAATGCAAACACTAATGCCTTTACTGACGCTGATGAATCTAAGTTAGACGGCATAGAGGCTAGTGCAGATGTTACAGATACAACTAATGTAACTGCTGCTGGTGCTTTGATGGACAGTGAGCTTACTAATATCACTGCTGTTAAAGCACTGAACCAAGGTGTAGCTACAGGTGACAGCCCTACGTTTGCTGCTGTTAATGCTCCACTTACAGGTAATGTGACAGGCAACCTTACAGGCAATGTAACTGGTAATGTTACAGGGAATGTCACTGGTGATTTAACTGGTGATGTCACAGGTAACGTAGCTGGTAACTTAACAGGCTCTGTACTTACTGCTGCACAGACTAACATTACAAGCGTAGGCACTCTAGGTGCTCTTACAGTCTCTGGTGATGTTACTGTAGATACTAATACATTAAAGGTAGATTCTACTAATAACCGTGTAGGTATTCTTAATGCTTCTCCTGATGTAACCTTAGACATTGGTACAGCCACAGATGCTGTTCACATGCCTACAGGAACCACTGCACAGCGTCCTACAGGATCTGCTGGTTACTTTAGATACAACAGCACACTAGAGCAGTTTGAAGGTTATACAGACGCTTGGGGAGCCATTGGTGGCGGTGGTGGATCTAACCTAGTCAGTGACACAATGACAGGTGATGGTTCAGATACTACGCTCACATTAAGCAATGATCCTCTAAATGAGAATAATACTCAAGTATACATAGACGGTGTTTATCAGAACAAAGATACCTATAGTGTCTCTGGTACTACATTAACATTCTCTACTGCACCTCCTAATGGTT